ATGCTCAAATATGTAACCATCATCAATTTTTGTAATTCCTGGTTCAGGATAAATTTTGAACGGGTCAACCCTTTCATACTCAGGAGCTAGCTCCTCACCTGCTTTCGCAATTGTCTCACCATTCTCTCCAGTTATCCATTCTAAACGGCGTTGACGTCGCACTACTGGTCCCTTGATGAACGCACATGGAAATGTTGAAAGGTCAGTGATAAAATCATCAAATGCTTCAGCCCATCCCCCATGAGCAAACTGGTCACTGATTCGTACTTTCATTCTATCAGCACGATTTTGTGCATCCTGTAATATCTTGAAACGATAATCCTGTGTTACCATTTCTTTTATTTCTAACATCTCAGCTTCAGTTGGAGCCTGACCCGCAGTCTCAACAATGCTCAACACACTAGCTGCAAACGCTTGCTCAACTTCTTCAGCCTGCGTTGGAGATAAATCAGGTAACGGGGTTGGACCTAAATCCCAAGGTGGAGTACCAGTGTCAAGTAAGATATCCCGTAACCAGCTTTCAGCCGCGCGACACTTGACTTCAGTAATTCCCATGAAGATTGTCGAGCCACCCTGTGTATGAATAGCAGATAATTTATCAGGTTCATACTCGCTATTGCGCTGCCGCATTGCTTTGAGCATAATACGCTCAATAGGCTTCTTAGCTTGCTTAGCAGCGTCCCAACACTCTTTTAGGTAGGCAGTTATTCCTAAAAATAGAGGTTCATTCTGTCTTTCTTCAAGCGTACGTTCTTCTTCCTTACGTTCCTGTTGAACCATAGTAGCATTGTCTAAAATTCTTAAAGGCATTATTTACCCTTATTTTTATTTAAAGTTCCGTACACATAGGCAGCTTTACGCTTACCTGTTAAACCTTTCTTTTTTGCGCTTCGTTCTAAAGCTTTATGTTTTTTCTCTGGCATGTTACGCGTATATTACACAAATTAGTTTACATATGCAATCAATTTCTCCTTAAAAAGCCCCCCCCAAGAGGTGACTCATAGGGGGGACCAGGTGCGCTTACGTGGAAAAGGAGAGTAAATCCACACCCACTTGCATCATATCATGTCCACCCTATTGCTGCAACTTGTTTTATATCCCTTTTCTTATTTAAGTCAATCTCATAAGCAATGTTACCTATATGAAGCATCAGGTATTGCAATGCTTCTGCAACATGAGAATGCTTATTCTTATCAATTGAACCATTCGTCTTATGATAACGGTAGCCCCCCATCATTGCTGACTTAAGCTTAGTACACCTAGGGTCAACTAGAAATGCTGTATCTCCATCTACATGCCGCATCAAGTATTCATCCACGGCATTGATTCTCGCCGATATACTATTAGTTCTTGCAGGTCTAACATTAAATCCTTCAGCTTTAATAATATCTACTGCTGAACGCTCATCAGTTTGCGCACGCTGTATACCAGATGGGTCTACAATTATTGTTATAGGACTGCCTGGAAATCTTTCGTACAGTAATGGCTTCAATACTGTTCTTGTAAATCTCTGTACACCCATATCAAAACTAACAGCTTCGTCAAGTATGATTGCTCTGCCTCTTGGGTCTTGCTGTCCGATAACTGCAGCAGGAGTTAGTCCTAAATCCATTCCTACTACAATAGGTCTTACACCATTAACAATAGGATTGAGTGCTTCATGCGCCATATGGTAGTCAGGTCTAAAATATTTATATATAGGCATACCTGCTGAACTTAGCCCATATTCCCCGTCAATATAAACTCTTATATATTCTTCGCTTCTACCCTTCGTATCATAATACCCATCGGGTAAGTTCTCAATATTTTCTCCATCGGGGGCTCGACCAGACGGCTGTTTGAACACATCCCACCCGTTGTCATTCTCGCTTACGCCATCTACTGGGCTGAGATGCTCCATCTGATAATACCACCAGGTGTCCATTGTTGGGGGGTTCGTGTCCCCCCACATCCCATACCACGTTGGCCCTCCATCCTTACGCCCCGGAAAACGTCCTACACGCTTGGACATCGCATCAATAATGCTAGGATGGATATCCCGGCACTCATTGAACCATGCAAAAGTAAGTTCTAGTGAGTTAAGGTTTGCTACATCGTCTGCATCGTCCAATGCTCGGAACATTACTTCGCACTCTACATTCCCCAATTTCATGTAATATGTTTTAGTTGTGCGCATATATCGCCCACATCGCCCTGGCGGAAACCAATCCAAGAATGTTTTAATCGTTGTATCCGCTAACTGACGTGCTGTCTCACGCACCACAGCTGCTCTTGTTTTTCTAATTCCATCCTTATTAGGCTTCTGCATTGTTGCCCTTCTGACAATTTCAAACGAACACGCGACTGATTTGCCACTGCCAACTGGCCCCATTAATGTCCTCATCGGTGCATCACTTAGCATAAACTCCCGCGTAGTCTTATGTGGTGTGTAATCTACATCAGTGTTGGACTGCGCCATTTCTATACTCCTCTGCATACATATGTATCGTACTCTCTCCGCAATAAGAACATACTTCACTATTAGCTAAAAGTACTCCGCAATTAGGACACGCCCCAATTATATCAACACAATCAACATCATCTATTTCATGCTGATGTAGTTCAAGTGGTAAATTATTTGGTCGTGTCATATCAACTTCTTGTAATAACATAACAATTATCTGGCTTGGTTTACCCCTAGTTTTCCTTAAAATCCTAACACGGAAACTAATATCAGCATCAATTAAGTTATTTGCAAACTCATGGTAAAGGCGAGTAGTAGCAAACTTAATAGCTGGCAAATCTTCAAATGAAGAATTAAATGCGCTAAGAAGCGTCGATAAACTCGGCATCAGTTCTGTTGTCTGGTTCATGTTCTATCACCTGTGTCATTTGGTGTGCAGATTCACCAAGATTAATTGTAATCGTAAACCTACCCTCTGCTTCTGCATCCGCTCCTTCTTTCTTAGGTTCAAGATTTCCCCACTTTACAGTGGATTTAATCAAGTCTGCTTTAACCGCCGGAGATACTTCCGGTGAATGGATTAATTGCCATGATGTAATTAAAAGTTCCTCCGCCTGTGCCCGCGCCTTAAGGCGAAAGGTCATACCTTTTTCTCTTATCTCATCACGATATATTTCAACCTTCTTTCTAAAGATAGGGTCGTCATTAAATGCCAGCATATCATTTGGTGTAATGGTATGGCGTTCAATAACTTCATCTAAAGTCTCCCCACTTTTCTCGAGGAGTAAGGCTATATCAAAAGCTAGTCTATCAGACCATTTTGTATGTCGTAAGGGTAGTCTATCCATATTTCTCCTAGTTTGCTAAAGGATTATCTAAAGCTCTTTGTAACTTTTTATTTAATCTAGTTTCAAGTTCTGCGAGCTTTCTTTCTACATCTGTTCTGATAGTATCAGCTTTTTGCTCGTAATCATTCTGCAATTGGTCACGTTTATTCTCAAACCTACCTTCAGCAATATCAATCATATTTCTAACATCGTCTTCTAATTCTGCAATTTCATCCTCAACATCGTCAATAATTTTTTCTTGTCTATTGATATCATCACGCATTGAAGCCTTTAAGTCCTTAATTGTTAGATAATGTTCGTCTCCTATTTCCTTAACCATCTTTATTTCTTCTTTGAATAAGCCAATCTCTTTACTGACAAATTCCATATGCACATCTATGATTTCAAACTTTTCTAAGATAATCGCAAGACGTTTATCGAATCCTGACATATCAGGAGATACGAACTTTGATATACGTTTTTCCATATCAAGGTATCTTTGATATACCTCAAAGCCACCCCAAAGCCCACCAATAATCGTTCCAACTAACGGAATTATAAGGAGAAGCTTTGAACCACCAATCTTAATTCCTTTATATTCTACTTCTGCCATAGTTCTCCCCGTACTGTATATCGACTAACTTATTGTGTAATATCTCATTAGCTAGTCCATTTCTTAACCCGCGTTGGTTTTCTGGAACTTTCATGTTTAAGTAAATGTCCCTATCTACATAGAAAATCCCATCAATCATAGCTGAATTATAACTGTTAAACCCAAGATTAAAGTTCAATAACGCAATAATAAAGCTCTGAAGCTCTACCTGTTCGGCTAAAGAAGCAGCTTCGCCCACCTCTTTCGCTAGGGATTTTAGCTTCGCAGTTATTATTTCTTTCATCTTCTTCTCTTTAGCTTTTCTCTTTTGCTCAGCGGTAGGTTCTTTAATTTCTGCTTCAGACTCTCCCTTAGATTCTACCATCATTATTTCTGCAGATTCATCCTCCTCTTCAGATTCCTTTTCAGACGCTTCTTCCAGTGATTCATTATCCTCCTCATCTGTAGACCCCTCATCCTCTTCTTCTGCTTCTTCCTCTTGCTGCTCATCCTGTTCATCGTCTAGTACCTCCTCTTCAGAGATTTCTTCTTCAACATCATTTGTAGACGTCTCCTCATTCTCTGTAGATTCGTCAGATTCCTGCTCCGCAAATTCCTCAAATTCCGTTTCCTCGATAGGTTCATTAAACCCCTCCTCTGTTAGTGTAATTTCTATCTCTAATTCAGCAAATACCCCCTCAAATGTGGTATCAAACGCCTCAAATTCAGGTTCAACTGCCGTATCATAGGTATTAGTGGGTATAGAAAAGTTGTTAGAATCGAATATTTCGGAGTCATCAAACGTCATTTCAGGCTCATATGTAGCATATCCCACCCAATCGTCACCCTCGTAACTAGTTTCAGCCTCTTCCTCGGCCGTTGCGGCGCTGTATCCAGCACAACTTGGCGAGTAAAGCGGGTCCAATATGCACTGATTATCTATATATGCCGTTTCATAACCAGGGCAACTGGGGTTATAAGTTGCATTTAAACTACATTGCTGAGCTAAATAGGCCGCGGCATAACCAGGACAACCTGAATCATATAGTGCACTAGCTGCACAAGCTCTACCATAAATTTCTTCGGCATAACCAACAGCATAGTAAGTACACACATAACTCGCAGTGGAGTCAACTTCACATATTGACTGCCCTGCCTCAATTTCCACTAGCAACTGAGTACCCGAAGTCCAGTAAACACCCCCATCCGTACTTGGATTATTATAAAACCATTGCGTATATTCACCAGCACTTAAGTCACCAATTATAGCAATCGTCACACTATGATTTTGAACATCAACGGCTTGGTACGAGAAGCGAATGTTCCCCAGCGGATAGATGGTAGTATCGAATGTATTTAAATTAGTCTGGTCGTAGTACTCACTGATGTTCTCCCAGAAGTAGGACTGAAAAGTATCGTCGCCCTGTATGAAAAATTTCCCTGTACCTATATCTATAAGGTCAGTGTGCCAAGGCATTATGACATAGTCAAACCTTACACCACCATAGTTACCATAGTTGTTGTTGCTTGCAGTAAAATCAAAAGAGTTGCAACAAAGCCCGTCATAGACAATACCAGTACCGGGGATATTGAGGGGGTCGAGGAACCCAATGACGCCGTTAGAAAACATAAATGAGGTAACGTACGTGTTACCGTAGAAAGGAAATGCAAAATCTAGAGGTACCTCAACCCAGCCGTCATCGACTATAGTAACTTCCTCTTTAACAGGGTCTGCTGAACTAGCCTGTGGCCAAGAAAGCAATAAGAATGACAGCAATAATACCGTTAGCCAGTTTCTCAAACCAATCTCCTTTGTCTAGCTTCACTATCTCTTTTACCGGTTGTTGTTTTGGGTTTTGTCTCCACATTTCAGCTGCTGCGTTGCCAATTAAGCCCCCAATAGGGCAGGGGGTGCCGGCTTTTTGCATGGCATCGAAAGTACGCCAGTCTTGGCACATCACACTTACTGCAGCAACTTTCATACCCATATCATAAAGTTTTGAAGCTATCTTAAGGCGTTCACAGTTTAAGTCTCTATACATACGCCCTGTGGAAATACCTAATATTTGTGTTTGTATTGCACCGCTTATACCCATTGCACATAAGTCTGAATTACTGGAATTCATAGATGGACTTATGGCACTGGGTGGGTTAGTACGTATGCGAGTATTGGTGTCAGCAGAAGTCGTTACAGTTGAGGTACTTGTTGACTCGGTTACTATAGGGTCAGCCATTACTGGAAATACAAGTACAACCCAAAAGGCTGCCACTATAAATCCTGCAATCAGGCTGTTGTGTAATCTATCCAACATTTTCTTTTTTCTTAGGGTTAATCACTTTCTCAAGTTTTAAATCTTTTCATTTTTTTACCATTTATTTTTTCTTGGATTACCCATACAAGCGCAAACCCAGTCATAAATCCTATGATAATTACTAATATAATTTCAACAATGTCAAAGTTATATATCATGGTATTTCATTATTCTTACCCCTA